ATGAGAGACCACCTAGACGCTCGACCTTGGATCCTAACAGCTGATACCATTCTCATAGAGAAACAACCTGATCGCAATAAGAAGATGATTTCAGTTATGCACTTCCTTCACGCGTATTTCATCATCAAGTGCCCGAAGGCGGAAACAATCCTCTACGATGCCCGACATAAGATTCCAGATGTCGCCGGTCCCGGTAAAGCTCAATACAACAAAAGGAAGAAGGCTGCCATAGAGAGATGTGAAGCCTTCATTCGTGAGGGCACAAATAATAAAGATTGGTTAGAAACGTTTCTAAAATCCAAGAAAAAGGATGATCTCGCCGACACTGTGATGCAGGCTCTGAGTTTTGTAAACAGGGTTGAGGTTTTACCAAAATCCAAAAAGAAAACAACTAAACTCGTGGCTCGTAAACCGAATGAAAACCAGAAGAGAACGAAGTATTCGAAGTGTAATCTTGCTTGGATTTATCTAAACAAAGTGGAATGTGAAGTTCTCGAAAACAATAAAAGGTTTATGAAAGATTTAAAAAGGTACTTTACAAATCTCAACGACTTGATTGAAGAGATAAACGCATAAAGAGCTCAAGAGAACCGGTTTCATTTAATTTGTGAGGTACTTGTAGAATGAAGATTCACATCGTCGGTGCCGGCCCAACAGGACTATCACTCGCTTGGGAGATTGTGAGATCCGGTGACCATGATGTCACCATATATGAACGAAAAACATCAGGTGGTGGTTCTTGGTGGGAACCGGATACAGAACTTAGAGACATTCACGCTCACAGAGCATTGTTTGACAGGGGTTTCATAAATACTCAATCATTCCTAAGCGAGATGAATCTTGAGTGGAATAAGCTCTTCGAAAAAGTTCAACCAGATATTTACAACTACATTTTAAAAAACTTTAAATTTCAAGACTACACAACCCTAGTGAAAATGTTTTTCGATGTCACCTTACACCCAGAAAAATACAAAACAATTTCTTTGAAGGAGTGGACAGAGACAAAGTTGTCAAAGGGTGGTAAAAAGGTGATAGAACATTTACCCATAAACATTGACGGTGTCACGTGGGATCACATGTCCACATTCGAGTTTATAAAGACGATGGATCATATATTCTTTTCGAATATGTATACCCAAAAAGTTTCGGGTAAAGTCATGAATGACGCGATAGAAGAAAAACTTTTGGATTCTGGTGTAAACTTTGTATTCGGTTCAGAACTCGCAGATGTGGAATACGAAGATGATGGATACAAAGCCAGTTTCAGTGATGGAACAATCATAAACGATGGAATGTTATTCTTGTGTATCGATAACAGCCCTGCTTTAAAATTAATCGGTGACAATTGGGGTCCACACGCAGAAAAGAAGATACGTAGCGCGACGTATGGTTCCATCTGTGTTTTACTAGACTACGACGAATATTTGGAAACTGAACACGAATTCGAAACACTCGTCAATACTAAATGGAATATTCTAGTTTCAAATTTACCAGGCACTAACACAGTTTCGTGTGTTCTGTGTGACTTGAATAAAGAAATTCTCTCCAGTGAACCTGATATCCTCAAACGTGAAGTCCTTCACCAATTGGGATTACCCACACCGAAAGAAATTAGGATAGGTTGGGGGAGTGAGTGGAGCGGTGAAAAGTGGGAGTTTTCACAGTCGTCGGGGGTCTTGGGTTTACATGGACAGGTTCCATTTTTTGGAAAATGTCCAAAGGTTGCTCTGTGTGGTATGATGTCACACAGGAATACACCCTTCTCGAGTATAGAATCCGCCGTAGAAGTTTCCAGAACTCTGAGTCATGAGTGTTTCGGTACACGTCAGCCGCTCAAACCCATACTCCTTTCACAGGTGGTAACAATTTTGTTAGTTTTACTTATAGTTTTAATTCTAATGTATCGTACTAAGAATCGATGAGGTTTATGGCTGAAGTATATGAAGCGATGTATGAATACAATGACAAACACTATTTTAGGGTCATAGTCCCAGAGAAAATGACCGACATTATGGCAAGGTTACAGATGTCTTCTAGTCGTTTTATCCAAAATAGAAATGTAGAGAATCCCCTAGATGGTCGAATATTGAAAATTAAGATTCCATTCCGTTATAGGAGAGTGATGTGCAACGTCGAGGGACGTCCTATTCAGTCTCTAATAAAGGGGGATGTCATAGATGTGAATGTTGATTTCAAGGGGGTGTGGAACATTGAAAATCATTCAGGCTTTTCTTGGGTGCTCTCCTCTTCAACCTTTTCGGGCTCGTCAGTTGATTGAGAGGGATCACGTGGGAGATCGAGGGTCTCCAAACCACCCCTCTTCAAATCCCTAAATGTTTGGAGCATACCCTGAAGCCTGAAGACTTCTTGGGTCATCTGCTCGATATTTTGGGTAATCTTTTTAATATTTTCGTCAATGTTTACAACCGGCATTTACTTATTTAAAGTTTCAAGTCTTTAAATAAGTAACTATGGGCAGCCTCACACGGAGTGGTTACATCACCAATAGTACAGAAGTGGGTATTTTTAAAAAAGAACTTACTGTAAGACCTATCGTAAATGGAGACTTCGGGTTTCCTCCACCACCTTTCAAAGTTTTCAGAACAACTAAGAATGGAATCTGCGTTCCAAGATTCTACGGAACTGATAGGGTTGGAGAGCCAAAACAAGATAGACGACCAGAACCAGCGAAAAATACAGCCAAATTCACTGGACAACTCCGCGACGCTACAAACCAAAACGAGGCATTTAACGCCGCAATTCAAGCAGGCCATGGTGTCCTGTCTTTACCATGTGGGTATGGGAAGACGACGGTATCCTTGGCCATAGCCTGTAAACTTGGGTATCGCACAATGATTGTGGTTCACAAACAATTTTTAGCTGACCAATGGAGGGAAAGAATTCAACAGTTTTGTCCGGGTGCCACTATAGGTATAGTCAGACAAGACAAGAAGGAGGTCAATTGTGATTTCGTGATAGCGATGCTACAATCCCTCTCCCTAAAGGAATATTCGTATGACGATTTCGATACTATTGGAACACTTATTGTTGACGAAGCGCATCACATATGTGCAAAAGTTTTCAGTCAGAGTTTATTCAAAATGTGTCCAAAACACATCTTCGGCCTCTCTGCGACACCCGAGAGAAAGGATGGTCTCACCAAAGTGCTTCATTGGTTTATGGGTCCAACCTTTTTCGCTGTAGAGAGAAAGAATCAAGATCAAGTTGAAGTTTTTCCCATCACATTCGATTCCCCAAGTTATAAAAATCCACCCCCGAGTATGAGAAATGGTAAAATATCTATGCCAAATATGATTACATATCTAGTCGAGGATAGAGTGAGGAACAAGATGTTAGTGGAACTGGTAAAAAAAGCTTCATCTGGGACACGTCAGTTACTGGTCCTCAGTGATAGGAGATTGCACTGTGAACTACTTCATCAATGTTTCCCAACAACTTCTGGTCTGTATATGGGGGGTATGAAGGAAGCTGCCCTCCAGGAGTCTTCAAAAAAGAAGATAATCTTCGCTACATTCAGTCAAGCCCACGAGGGTCTAGATATTCCAACCCTCGATACTGTCATTCTAGCTTCCCCCAAATCTGATATCACTCAAAGTATCGGTCGTATCATGAGGGAAACCAAAGGAAAGAAAAACAACCCCCACATCTACGATATTCACGACCCGTGGTCTGTGTTCACCGCTATGTTCTACAAACGATCGAAAATATATAGGAACGGGGGATTCAAAATTCATGGAAAATTTGTAGAAGAACAAAAGGATACTTTTCCCAGTGGGAAGTGTCTAGTTAATTTCTCTCTATAATTATAAATGAGTGCTAAGAACGGATCTACTTTAATCATAGGTTTGGTGGTTTTGGGTTGTGTATGTTCCGCATCATCTGGTGCAGCTGCTTATTTTATGACTATAAAAGACAGTGACAGTGACGGGGGTGGTGGTGGGGGTGGTGGATCGGGGGAGTCTGCAGGGTCGGCAATGGGGTATTTACCTCCTGGTTCTGTGAATCTAAGGAGTGTTACAGAGCATTGTGAACATATATGTGGTGATTGTTCACCAACACAATTTCAACATATTGTGAATAATTCGGAGGAGTGGGAAAAAATCGAGTCCGTGGATGATGCAGAGGCAATTTGTAAAGGTAATAGGTCTAATTTTACGGGTACTCAGACAAATTGGGATAAGTACATCAATAGGATTGGTCCCAACTGTTGCCCTTGAATAATTAATTTAAAATGAGGGAAAACCCCAAAGTAGATTACCATTTATGCCCTGATAGAATCAGAGACGGCTAATATTATTACGCCAACGATGAACGCTATGATGACATAATTTAATTCAGTATC